GAACTCGTCAACGGAGCGGCCACGGCGTTTGAATGCTTCTTCGGTGGTTTCGTAAGGGCCATATTTCCATGGCGCTTTAACGGATACCGCTTCGGCCGCGCCGATTTTTTTGCCCGTTACTTTGTCGGTAGAGTTCACATCGCGCGATTCGATGGAGCCGCCAACCGTGTAGAACGCGCGCTTACGAAAATCTCCGTCAATCAGTTCGTTGTCCAGCAGGATCGCCCCGTTGGAGGAGGCGTTAAAAATCTCCAGATTGTCCTGGCGGCGCTCCAGAAAAGCGGTTTGCGCCAGGTCGTCATAAATAATCAGATCGGTATTAACAGTCGTCATCGGGTAAATCCCTTATTTCGGAAGTTTGAGGAAGGCCTGCTGGCCATGCTTGCGGATGTAGTCCGCCTTGTTGCTGGCGCTCATTTCGGAGCGTTTCAGGCTGCCGCCACCGTTCGGTTTATGCCCGCCCGCGCCAGTACCTTCGGCGCGAGGAAACAGATGTGGAGCCGTCTCCTTGAGAGACTCCGCCCACTCAAGCGGGCTAAGCGGGGTTTTCCCATCTTTTCCGAACAGAACATCGCCATTCGCATCAACCGCTACGGCCTCGCCTTCGTCGTTGAGCTTGAAAGTGCCTTTGGCACGCAGGATCAGGTCGTCAGATGCTTCTGGTAGCGCGCCGGTTTTAGCGGCAGCTGAGCGGATAGCATCGCCAAGAACGCGATCCCGGAATTTGTTGGAAAACGCTTCGGCTTTATCCGCGCGTTCATTAGCCATCTTGATTTGTTTATCGACATCAGCACGCAGACGCTCGGTGCGCTTATCCAGCACCTCATCAATTTTCCCGGCGGCAATCAGCTTTGCCTCTTCATCGTCGGAGAAACGTTGCAGGATGCCGCGCACGGCGTCCGGATCGATACCATCAAAGCGGGACAGGTTTTCTTTCTGCTGCTTGATGGTCCCCAGCAGCTCAGAGTTTTTGGTTTTAAGACCGGTGACTTCGCTCGTCACGCGTTCGTCGATCAGCTTCTGGATTTCCGGCGTGATTTCGACACCGCCCCCACCACCTCCTTCACCGCCGTTTTCTGGAGCGTAAAATTTCAGAAGCATATTTCGGATTAACATAATGTCCCCTCGGGATTTTGCCGGGCCTCGCCCATAAAAAAGCCCCGGCGGGTGCCAGGGCATGATGTAAGTAATATTTGTCAGTTATCAGTCGCTGATAGCTGTTTGAGCCGCTCCAGAGTGATCCACTCGCCTTTATCGGTGTACATGTCGCTCAGGTCGATTTCGCCGGCACGAAGCATGCGCCCGCGCTCCACGCCCAGCACCTGATCCTGCCGCTGTGCCGGCTGACGCTTGAGCCACTCCAGATACGTGGTTTTCGCCGGAACCTGCCCGTCCATGCTCGCGCGGGTGCCCTCGTCCATTTCATCAATATCGATGCCGAGTTCTCGCCATGATTTGAGGATCAGCGTTTCGGTTGAGCGACAGCAAAAATGAATTTTCCCCGGTCCCTGCAGGTAAGGCACCTTATGCCCCATCGGCTTGTTGTCCAGGGTGTAACGCAGCAGATCGCGAACAATGCAGTCGTGGCTGGTTTTGTTGTCCAGCGTGGATAACCACTGCTTTCCTTTCACAATATCGCTGTTGGCGCTGGTGAAGCTGTTACGCGCGGTCGCGGCCAGATGATTTATTGCAGTTTTAGCTATGCTGGCGGCATTCGCCCTGCTCATTTGGAGCGCGCCATCGCGGTAGTCCTTGTTGGCATGACCACGAACGTTTCGCGCGATGGTTTCAACCGTTTCGCCCGCCATGTAGCCGCGGCGCACGGCGTTCACGATGCGCGTTAGCCTGTCCGACTCCAGATTGCTCGCCCACTCACTCAGGAGCCGCCCCTGAAAGGGTTGCGCCATCGCCGCGGCGTAGACCATGTCAGCCGTAATGCCCTGCAGCGGATATCGGGAGAGTACCTGCGAAGGCAGGAGGGAGTCGAACAGGCTCAACTGATAACTTGCTTCGTTCTTCGCAAGCGCCACCAGCTCACTTTCCAGCCCGGCCTGCATTGCAGAAACGGCCTGGTGATTCAGTTGCCGCACACTGCCCAGCAAGCTTTCCAGCCGGTTAACGGTGAAGCTCTCCTGCGGCAATCTGTCCAGGGCATCGAGCAGGCGCGCCGACAGGTCTGCGTCCGTCTCGTTCAACAACTTAACCATCCGATTTGCCACGCCCGTGGCGTAACGGCTGAGCCATACGGAATGCCCAATCGCCTCGTCACGCAGGGTTTCGTTGACGGTTGGCATGCTAGCCTCCTGTCATTGTGGGAGTCTGGTTGCGAAGCGCATCGATCACATCATCAGGATTATCTGCCGGGTCAATCAGATCGAGTTTCTGCAATGCCCGAATCATATCGGTATCGCGCAACGCGCCAGACTGCCAGGCGTTCACGATCGCAGTGACCATGCCGGACTCGGCCACCTTCGCGATGAATTCCTGGTTGATGGTGTAAGCAGGAGATTCATCTTTGAGACCGAGATATTTTGCGCACCAGCCCAGCGCCAGCGTATAAGCCTCAGAAACGTTCGAAACGCAAATACCGAGCACGGATGTTGAAGATGTTTGCTCACCGCTCGCCTGGGTAGCCGTCTTCGCAGTGGCGTTCTGCTCAATCAGTCGGGCGCCCAGTTGCACCATGTAATCGCGCTTACTGTCCATAGCCTCTTTAGCCAGCATGTTCGGCTGCGCCTGGGCATAACCAAACGAGCCTTCTTTGGGAAGCAAAAGCGGTGATCGGGAACCAATTTTCACGCCCTTCTTCTCGAGGTGATCGCGCCAGTTAGTATCAAGCCCGGTCATATACGGCTGAACCTGCCCGCAGAACCACACGCTGTCTTCATAGTCCGCACTGTTGCGGTAATGACCGTGGTTAATCTCCACCAGCGCCGCCAGCGGGGAATCATCGATTGTCGGATCGTTATTCTGCGCGCCGACAAAGGTGAAGGGAATTTCATCCCAGTAATCCAGCCCTTTGGGCTTAGGGTGGTACTCGCTGTCGATAATATAAGTCCCGCTGGCGGTTCCGCCGCTTCGCCGCCATACCCGGCAGATAAACTTCCCCTCTTCCAGCGCCAGCTCGCGATACTGGATTTCATCTTTGTAGGCGTAACCATCCGGTTGTTCAACACATTCACGCAGCACCACCAGCACCAGTTGATCGCGCCCGTTGATGCGCTTCGTTCGCCAGTTGATGATGTTTTCAGCCGGATAGCGAAGGATAATCGCCTCATTGGTGGCCTCAGTGTAATCGACGTAAATACCGTCTCGCGCAACCTCCAGCACGTTTTCAGTCACCAGTTGGGACTGCTGATAAATGCTCGTCCCCGCCCCGTCTGCGTTATTCAGCAGATACTTGAGCTTTTCGGGGCCACTGAACGTCGGATCTTTCCGGTACGCCAACCCAAGCAGGCCTATTTTCGTATTGCCCGTAATGGCGTAGAAAACCGCGCGGCTCAGATAGTCCTCGTTGCGCTTACGGTTACGCGAGGATTTATCAGTCGGATCGAGGAATGGCAGATATTTATTGCCTGCATCTTTAACCGCCTCAGCACCTTTGCAGAAGTCGCGGTATTTCCGCCAGGCAGCAGAAGCCGCCCGGTGTTCTGGTCGAACCCAGGTGATATCGTCGTTTGCCATATCAGAAAGTGGTGTCCATGGTGATTGAGTAGGCTGGCTTCACGATCGGGTAATCCTTCACGATGAAGTACCCACCAGCGTCGTTGGGGTGATCGTTATCTGCTGATTTATCCGGTTCGCCGTTTGCCGCCCATATCTGCTGCTCGAGGCTTTCGGTATAGACCGGGCAGTTCTGGACGTTCACCAGATACCGGCGTTCACCGTTAGCGTTGCAGAACATGGCGTTCATCGAGTTGATGCGGTCTTTAACCGGCGGGTTAGCATCATCAACAATAACGCTGAACCCGGCGTCGGTAAGCTGAGCAATATCGGTCTTGCTGGCGTTCTGCGATTTGCGGGAGTCGCCGGAGGCATCCGGATAGATGTAAATCTCCCGGCTTTTAACATAGCGGCCATCCTCGTATCGCCAGAACTCCTCCTGGATGCGTTTGATCATCGCCGGTGTGTCGTAAACCTTCACCAGCTCACGAACGGCGCGCGGCAGACTGTTGCGTTTCACGTGAACAATCGCGGCCATTTTCCCCACGTTGAAGTCCATACCGATAAACAGTGGATCGTTGTCCTGAATCTCGTCAGTGCAGTTATTCAGTTTACGGTTGAAGGTGTGGTAAATGGTCCCGCTGTTGAGGTTCGTGAACTTGCCCCGCAGATAGGCCTGGATCAGCTCGTCCGGGTATGAGCTGAGCAATGACGGAATGTAATCGTCAGGGAGGTTCTTCGCATTGTCGAACGTGCTGGCCTGAATCAATCCGTACAGGGCAGCCAGTTCAGGCCTATCCCGCACCGCCTTCACGAATTGCTGATAGACGAACTTGAAGCCTTCCGGTGTTGTGGTGACATCAATACCGTTTCGCAGACCCGGAACGTTGTAACGCATACGCGCGATGATTTTTCGCCATGCCTGCTGCGCTTTTGCCGCCGGCATAACGTCCAGCTCATCCACCATCGCGTTTCCGATTTTGAAGCCGACTATTGAGCCGGGTTTCTCCATCGAGCGGCAGATCGTTGTTCCGCGATAACGTCGCCCTTCGTAGAAATGGACCTCTTTGTTCCCCTCATTGATTTTGACGCTCAGGCCCCAATCGTGGGCAACTTCCTCAACGGTGGGATAAAAGATGTCGCGGATCTGAGGGTACGTCGGCGCGAAGTAGCCCTGGTTAATCTTCGGGAACTCCCACATTCCCTTGCAGATGCCGCCGCAACCCACCCACGTTTTACCAGAACCGAAACCGGCAACGTAGGCTTTGAACTTATGCTGCATCGCGAGGAAGCGCGCCTGAGGAATGTTAAGTGTTGGGCTGATCCCCATCATCTGCCCTCGCATCCACTACATTGATATTGATTTGCACTGGCGTTGGTTCATCGTAGTCACCATCACCGGCCAGCTCTTTACGGAGTTTCTCAATCTCCAGTAGCCGGCGGTCGATTTCAATCTGCTGCAGGCGCTGTGCGAATTCGCTATCCGCCAGGCCAAGCCGCTTCATCACAGCTTCAAACATGCGCTCTCTGCTGATGGCTGTGATTTCAACGCCGTTCTTACCGACCTTCACACCGGAATAAGCCAGCGCAGCGGTCGGCGGCAAATAACGAGAATCGGGGAAGTGAGGACGCCCGATACCATCGCCATTGCAACGAGGGCATTCTGGGTTAGGATCCCGGTTGTGGTCGTAGCCGTAACCGCCAGTGTCTTCGGGCGGCTTAGCCCCTTCTCTACCCTCGACTTTTGCCGTCTCTTCCTCGAATTCAACCGCATCGCGCCATTGATAGTGATGACCGAAGCCCCAGCAGTAACGGCACGCGCCGCGTCGGTATTGTGATAGTTGGTTAGCGTCGAAGGTGGCGAGCTGCCACATCTGAGCGAGGACTTCGTCAGCATCGGCAAGAGTGCGCGCAATGGAGGCTTTCTGCTGCTGCGCAATAGCTTGCGCAACGTTAGGATTCGCTATGAGCTGACGGCCGTAGTTTGGGTCACTGTAACCAGCGCGCTCTGCGGCTGCTGTGGCGTTTTGGTCCTTAAGATATTCAGCTATAAAGCGCGTTATCTTCGGACTCAGTTTGATCCCCACCAACTCCTCTGCGCATTTTTCGGCATGCGCAGTGCGCACTTTCTTCTGCGCAGTTTTTTGCGCAGTAGGCTTTTTGATGTGTCGGCGTGCGGTTGCATAATTCAGTCCCTGCGCTTCACACCACTCCTTCGGTGATACGCCGGTTACGGCATGGTCGGACAGGAACCGTTGCTGAAGCACGCCCCAGTCCGGTTTTGCCATTTGGAATCCTTCATTAACTTGTTATGCTTGAATCAATTTATTGGAGGCTAAAAATGAATGAAATAGTTTTGACAATGCTCAAACTTGCAGCAACAACTGCCACCTCGAATATCATTGGTTTTGATGTTAGAGATATTAA